CTGGTGGCGGGGAATGCCGCAGCAACCAGCTTTACCACCGTGACGCAGTGCATCAAACCGGAGGCCACGTTGTGGTTCGGTAGTGGGGTTTACCCCGGCAGCGTCAGCATCAGCGTTTCGGGGGCCACGATCACGGATGTTGGCGGGGTGTTGAAGCTCGGGGATACGTCGGTCGGAACGCTGGACTACGGAAACGGAGTCGCCACTTGGAACAGCAGTTGCCCGAACTACGGCGCAGCTTCTAAGAGTGTGACCTTTCGCCCCGCCTGCCAGCCGTTGCAAGTGGCGGATACGGCGATGCAGGTCGTGACCGTGAGTAATCGCGGGTTCGTCTGGGTCATCACCCTCGCGCCGATTCCGGTACCGGGTTCACTGCGCGTCAGCTACCGCACCAATGGGCAATGGTACACGATCAACGACAGCGGCTCCGGCGCGCTCAGTGGCGTGGATTCCAGTTACGGCTCCGGCACGCTCAGCTTTTTAACCGGGACGGTCACTTTGACCACGGGTGCGCTGCCGGATGTGGATTCACAGATCATCTATGCCTGGTCGACCCCGGTGAACTATACCGAGCGCGGCGGCAGCGCGGTCAATCCGCTGGTCGTGCGCGGGCAAACCGCAAACCCCGCGGTCGCCCGCAATACGGTCACGATCACCTGGACGGGCGGCTCATTGACCGATGATGGGCTGGGGGTTCTATCGGGAACCGGGGGTTCCGGCACGATCCGTTACAGCACGGGGGAATGGGCGATCACCCCCACGACGCTCCCCGCCAGCGGCACGGTCTTCACTATTGGCTACCAGTGGGGAACACCCCTCACGCAAGTTTTCGATGCGCCGTTGCGGGAGTTGGGGGCGCTGAGTCTGACGCTGGATAATCCAGGGGTGCTGCCGGGGTCGGTAGAGATCGTCTGGAATACAGTGATCATTACGGCTTATTTTGCACCTGCAGGCGAGGGTAATAAGACCGTGACCGATGACGGCGCGGGCAGCATCCCGATTTCCGGCGGAACCGCTGGAACGGTGAATTATGTAACCGGGGTTATTCAGTTCCTCCCTGATTTTCTTACAACAGTAAAAACCCCTGAGTTTGGCTGGACCCATAGCTATAGCTATTATAAATTGGTTTCATGGCTCTATAACCCTAATGTAGGGGCAGTATTTCCTGTGGACGGCGTCGTCACGGTCACCTACCGCACCACCGACTCGCCGACCGTCGCCAGCGAAACCTTCACCCTATCGGCGATTGAGCTGGATTTAACGCGGGATTATGCCGAAACGATTGTCGCCGGGTCGACGCGGTTTTCGCTGGGGAGCAATCTGTATGTGGATCGCGCCGGGTCGCTGTATCGCAATCCCTCGCCGGAAACTGGAGCCGGTGAATTAGCCGGCTCCTTGGATCGCACTACGGGTACCGCTCGCCTGAGTGTCTGGGCAGAGGCGACAAATGCCGTTACCCTGACGGGCCTCACAACGGTCTTGTCCTTTCAGCCGATTGATTATGCCGTCTGGCGGACGCCCATTGCCCCCGTCAAGCCCGGTACTCTGCAACTGCGCTATACCGAATTGGATGGCGCCGTGCGCAGCAAGACGATTGACGCCTCCGGGATACTGGAAGATACGGACATCACCGCGACGATTGAAGCGGGTACCGGGGTCATTACCGCTCGTTTTGGCCTGTGGAAAGTCGTGGCGGATTTGACGCCCGAAGAACTGTTAGAGCCGTGGTATGCCGCCGAGGCCATTGTGGATATCGGCGGCATTCCGTCTATTTGGAAACCGGCGCTGATCTATGCCGACTCGCTGATCTATAACGCCGTCGCTAGTACGGTCATTCCCCCGGATAGCGTGTTGCTGGGGATTGACGCGGCGCGCTTGGCCCCTGACGGCAAGGCGTTGATCTTCGGTACCGGGCGGTTGGTCTTGGTGCATCACACCACGAGCTTTGCCGAACTCGCCCTGAGTCCCACGGAAGTTCTGAATTGTGGGCGCGTTCGCCTGTATCGCGTGGCGATTGAGGACAGTACCGGCCTGCGCTTACCGGCGCGTTTCTATACCGTCAATCGGGAGCTGGGCGAAATCACGATGGCGGCGGACTTGGATCTCACCGGCTATGTCGGGCCGTACCCCGTCTACCACACGGTCGCGGATTTGTTGCGCACCACGCAAACAGACATCAACGGAACGCTGACACTGAACCGCGCCGTCAGTCACGACTACCCCGCCGATACCAGCTATGCCAGCGGCGTCTTGTTCATTGGCACCTTGCAGGCCCGGTACGAGAATCTGTTTGCGCAGGCCACCTGGACGAGTGTATGGAGCGATAGCCGGATCGGCGACCCGCCGTTAGCACAGTACAATGACACCGCCTACCCGGTGAACGTCTCAAACCTCGGCGCGTACAAAGACCGGATCTTGATCAAGTTCACCAGCAGCACGGCGTTTCAGGTGATCGGCGAAAACCTCGGCGTCATTGCGACGGGGGACATTACACAGGTCTGCGCGCCCGTGAATCAACTGACCGGGCAACCCTATTTCACCCTGGATTATCGGGGATGGGGGACGGGATGGGCCACAGGGAATTGTGTCCGGTTCAATCTGATCGGGGCGAACTATCCGGTCGACCTCATTCGGGCGATTCAACCCAGTGACCCGACCGGGTTAGAGGATGCCTGCGAGCTGCTTTTCATCGGTAACGTGGACGCCGCCTAATGACAACTGCCGTTAAGTATTTCGATAACACCATGGCCAGCGCTCCGGCGCTGTCGAATGTCGCCGGGACTCTCGTTGCGGTCTTGGATGCCTGCCTAGTGACCGGGTTTGGGAGCGTGACCCTGAGCAGTCTGGTGATCGTCGATAACGTGGCCACGGCTACAGTATCGGCAGGGCATAACTTTACGATGGTGGGCGCGACCGGCCCGGTCTTGAAAATCGAAGGCGCAACCCCCTCGGGATTGAATGGCGATTGGCGGGTCACGGTCACCAGCCTCACGCAATTCACCTTCGCCACAACCGGCATCACGAACCAGACCGCCACCGGAACGATCAGCGCGAAACGCGCTCCGGCAGGCTTTGAGAAAGCGTTTACGGGTACGAATAAAGCCGCGTATCGCAGCGATGATGTGACCGGTACTCGTCTGTATTTGCGAGTGGATGACAGCACGACCACCTACGCCAGAATCCGTGGCTATGAAACAATGAGCGATGTCGATACCGGAGCCGGATTGTTCCCCACGGATACACAGTTGAGTGGTGGCGGGTATGTCTACAAGGCGACTTTAACCAACCGGGACTGGAGGTTGTTCAGCGATGGCCGGATGGTGTATTTCTTTTGCGATGCGACCGGAAACGCCAGCTATCAGTACGGGTTTGTTTTCGGGGATGGGCTATCGTATGTCAACCCGGATGCTTTTGGCGCACAAATCATTGCGGCCAATGCGGCCACCGGGGCGCTTCCTCTGTACTCTTTAACGTCAGGCGGAAGCACAGGGACTTACGCCTATCTCGCTCGCTCGTATACACAGATCGGCGAAAGTGTTGGAAGCTATCGATATTCGCATTCCCGTTCTACACAGATGGGCGGACAAGGGCAAGTGTACCCGGCGCTCACGGGGGCAGCGGCGCATTTCTGGCCGGTTGAATATTGGGAGGGCGATACGATTGCGCGGGGACTCTATCCAGGCCTGTGGAACCCGCTACACGCGGCCAACCCTCCGCACGGAACGGTCATTGAATCCATCCAAAACCTTCCGGGCCGGACACTATTAGTGCAAAAAACCAGCAATCATCGGATGGGGCTGGATGTGACGGGGCCGTGGCGATGAGCGGTCAAGTCCTGAATACGGCGCTGATCTTGCGTCGCAATATGTATGACGGCGGCGCGGATCGCATCACCGGCGTGGTCGACGAACTGGGCGTCAACGGCGCTTATCGGGTACGCCTATTTGATCGTCAATCGGCGCTTTGTCTTCAGGAGACCTTCAGCGCCGCGGACGGCTCCTATGCCTTCCTGAATATCGCCTACCGCCTGAACGGCTATTTCATCGTCGCCTATGATCACGGCGGCAGCCCGTTGAATGCCGCCATTGCGGACCTCGTGACCCCGGAGCCGATGCCATGAGCGACCTGATCCGCTTTGCCACTGCTCGGCAACAATCCCGCGCGGAACTGCACACCGGCTGGTTGGATGGCGGAACGCTGGTGATTTATACCGCGCCGGTTCCCGCCGATGCCGATACCGCGCTGAGTACCCAAACGGCGCTGGCCACCTTCGTATTGAGCAGCCCGGCAGGCACGGTCACGGACGGCGTGTTGACCGGTACGCCTCCCGGCGCGGCGCTGGTGGCGGCCTCGGACACGGCGGCGTGGGCGCGAGCCTATGACAGCACGGCGGGGGTTATTGGCGACTACGATCTAGGCGGGGTCGGCAGCGGCGCGGCGATTGAACTGGATAATCTGAACTTAGTGGCAGGGGCTTACGCCACGGTCATCAGCTTCATGATCGCCGAGGGCTGACATGCCGTATGCCCTGCCGGTCGGTACAGCTAACCTCAGTCTGAGAGGCAGCTATACCCCGCCGACGGGGGTGGTGAACCTCAGCCTGGCGTTGCCGGGGGATGATCGGCAAGTCTGGATTGTCGCCCGAACCGGCGGCGCACGGGCCGCGCTGCTCATCGGCTCGCCGGTGCCAATCGTGATCGTCGCCCGAACCGGCGGCGCTCGAGCGGTTGCTGAAGTCGCCTACGATCCGAACTTACTCAGTGCGGTTCATGCGGTCACCGGTGAAGCCTGGCAACCCTCAATCCGGGTTGAACGGGATGGATTGAACCGCTGGCAAGCTGCCGCACTCGCTATCGGCGAGGGGCTGACGCGCTGGCAACCGGCGGAACGCACGCCCAGCGGAACCGTCGCTGCATGGCAACCGGCAGCGTCGGTCGCCGGGTTCGGACTGAATCACTGGCGGCCCGCGACAACGGCGGCAAGCGCGACCGACAGCGTCTGGCAGCAGGCCGGGTTCGTGGAAAGCGCCGGGAAGGATCGCTGGCAGGTCGCTGAATTAACGTTGCAGCGCGCCGGTAATACGTGGAGCGGCGCGCCGTTGCTGGCGCATTCCGGGCCGGAAGACTGGCAAGACGGCGTGGGCATCAACCGCCACGACCAAAGCCGGTTCGGCGACGGACGGGCGTTGCAGGCGGTCAGTATCGAAGTCTGGCAACCGGCAGGCTATCCCGGTAATGCCCCGAACCCCGGCCCGGCGATCCCGATCCCGATCCCGACCCCCTGGGGGACGCACCTCAAGCTGCGTTGTCCATTGCCGGGGACTCGCCTGCGGATCGGTAAAACCCCTTGCATTCTCATTGCCGACCGTGAACTGGCGGTCAGGAATTCTTATATGAGCATCAATACTGCCAGTCTCGTCCGCTGGCCGGATTTAACCCCGCTGCCCGTGACCGCCATGACGCTGGAAACGGACTTTGACAGTTGGTGTTGGGCGTTTAGCGCGACCTTGGCCGGGCCGGAGGCGTGGGCGCTCGTTCAGCCCAACCCGCTGGCCTGTGAAGTGCTGGCGACGGTCAACGGGCAGCAATGGAAATTCCTGTTGGACGTGCCTAGTACGAGCCGCAGCTTCAACAAAGATAACGTGACCCTCAAGGGCCGGTCGCGTTCCGCGTGGTTGCACGATCCGTACACGCCCTCAATCAATCGCAGTGAAACCAACGCCCGGGAAATGGTGCAACTGGGCGAGGCGGCACTGGAGAACACCGGCTGGACGCTGAGTTGGATGGGCGAAAACTGGCTCGTCCCTGCCGGGCGCTACACTTCATGGAATACGCCGACGGGGGCGCTGTTGCGGCTGGCACAGACGACGAATGACGGGCTGTATACCGACCCGGTCTTGCAGGTCTTGACGGTCCACAAGCGCTGGCCCGTCGCCAGTTGGTTGTTGGATGCGGAGGTGGCCGACCTGCTGATTCCCGAAAGCGCGGTGATCAGCCTGAGTCAGTCGCCGGTCTACAGTCAGCCGATCAATGGCGTCTATGTATCCGGTATCTCACACGGGGCGCTGGCCCTGGTGAAGATTGCCGGTACCGACGGGGCGTTGCAGCCGAGCGAGCCGATCACCGATGAACTGCTCTGTGATACGGCGGGGGTCGCGGCACGACAACGCGGGCTGAATGCCCTGAGTGATGCCGGGGCCGGGTTTGAAATGGACGCGGAAACGCTGTTCACGCCGGAAGTGGGGTTAGTGCGTCCGGGTCTGGTGGTGTCGATAGCCGGAATGAAAGGCGTGAGTCGATCCTGCCGGATTGCGGCCAGTTGGAGTAACGGGTTGCAGGTCACGCAGTCGATAGGTTTGGAACGCCGGGAGGTGGAGGTATGAAGAACCTCTTTAAGCGGTTCAGTGATTTAACGGGCCGTTCGTTGCGGACGGTCGGAACGTGCATCAGTGCGGAGTTTGGGGAGTGTACGATTCAATATCCCGGCGGGGCTATCGTGCGGGTCAAGGGCGCGGGCGTGGTCAGTACGCGGTATTTTGTGCAGGACGGGAAATTGGATGGTGAAGCGCCGTCCTTGGCGAGTTTGACGCTGGATGTGTGACTTCGGCAGCGCTCTGGCCGTCCGTGGACACATAATTTAAGAATCATTCTATGTGTCCTGTGAGAATCAAATTATGTGTCGGGTTACACTGGACAGCCTTACCGAATAACGGCGGGTTATGCACGCATAGCCGTTTACCTGGCACCAAAAGCCGTTTACCCGGCCCATAACCG